GTTTGGTGTTCCAATAATAGAAGGTTCTAAAATGGACCCTAAAACAGGTATTATTACATTACCTGATGGTAGACTAGTAGATAATATTAGATATGCAACTAAAAGAGATTTAGTAGAGGGTATTAAAAATCATCGTGAAGTTCTTCAAGATAGACTCCAAGAGCTACAAAAAGGATTTAGAAGTTTTAGAGATGTTGATGGAAGTCTTTTACCATTTCCTCAAGCTCCTTATTTTGGTGAAACTAAAGCACTGGAGATTGCAGCAAAAAAAGCTGAAGAAGATTTAAAAGAATATGATAGAAAAGCTAGTTTAGCTGTTATGAATTATGATAGTTATATTGCTGATGGTAATGAGCCTATGTCTACTCAGATTGTAGGAAGACCCTCTTATAGTAGTTTTCCAATAAATCTTGTTAATTATGGAAGAATAAAAAATAAAAGGTTTGGTGGCCTTGTAAACATGGCAGAGGGCGGCGATCTTAAAGTAGCAGAGGGTGGTGAGTTCTCTGGTAGAGTTCCCGGCGATGGACATGGTATGGAAGATAATGTTCGTATGCCAATCAAAGAAGGTAAAGAACAAGTGGCTACACTTGCTGTAAGTCCTAGCGAGTATGTAGTAGATAGTTATACAATGGCAGCACTAGGTAACGGTAATACAGATGAGGGTGCAGATGTCATGGATGAAACAGTAAAGAAAATTAGAAAGAAAGCATATGGTTCTGAAAAGCAGCCTAATCAAATTAACGGACTTGCTGCACTCAAACCATTAATAGAAAGGGTATAAGACATGGGTTTTTTATCTTCATTATTTGGTAGCAGTAAGTCTAAACCATCAGTACAGCAAGTTGTTCAGAGTCAAAAACTACCTGCTGAGATAGCTCCTGCTGTTAAAAGGGTTGTTGATGAGGCAGAGGCTATTTACGATGCTGAGAAGGCAAGAGGATATGTTCCTTATGAAGGAGCTACCATAGCACCATTTACTGCTCAAGAAGAAGCAGCGATGCAGGGTATTGCTGGTCTGGTAGGAACACAGCAACCCTTTATTGATGAGTCTCTGGGACTTACCAGAGCGCAGACAGAACAGTTTACTCCTGAAGTTGCTCAACAGTTTATGTCTCCATACCAACGTGCTGTTACAGATATTGAAAAGAGAGAAGCACAGAGAGTATTTGAACGTGAGGTAATACCACGTCTAGAAGCGAAGGCTGTAGAAGCAGGAGGTATGTCAGGTTTAGGTACAAGGGCTGCGTTAGAGGCGGCAGAGGCACAACGAAATCAAGCACAGCTTCTTTCTGATATTGAGGCCAGAGGATTGCAAGCTGCATTCCAAGATGCAAGATCAGCCTTTGAACAGCAGAAAGCAAGAGAGGCTGGTGCAGCAGCAGCTATTGGTAGGGCTGGCGCAGAAACATTCAAATCTGGTTTGGCTGAACAAGGCGCACTACAGGCTGTTGGAGAACAAAGGCGTGATCTGGCTCAGTCTGCACTTGATGAAGAATACTTTAAGTTTCTGGAGGAGCGAGAGTTTCCACAGCAGAGGCTTGCTGAATATTCTGGCTTTGTCTATGGTAATCCTCTTACACGATTACCCACAGTAACTGAAAGTGGAACAAAAACACCCTTTCAACCTAGCTTTGGAAGACAACTGCTTGGTATTGGTGCTACTCTTGGTGGTTCATTTCTTGGTGGTCCCGGTGGTGCAACGATAGCAAAAAATATATTTGGTAAAACTGGTGGCGGTCTTTCTGATCTTATTAAACGTAAAGCAGGAGGAGGCTTTCCTGACTATAGTGGTGATGGTAAAGTAACACAGAAAGATATACTAATGGGCCGTGGAGTTATTTCTCGTCAGGGTGGAGGTCAGACAAGCCCTGATGTTGGTAAAGAATACTCTATTTTTGGCTCTTTGTACGAAGCATTGCCTGATTTAAAAGCTGATGAAAGAGCAGCAGAAAGAAAAAGATTAGCTGATTTAGCAGAGGGATCACCCTATAGTCTTTCTAGTATTGTTGACAGAGCTTATAAAGCTGCTGTAGGAGATACTGAAGGTCTTGATAGAGTTAGACAAGAACAGTTTGAAAAAGCTCAAAAGCTTCGTTCTAATCTTACGCCCAAAACTGCAATGCCTAAAGAAATGGAAGTTGATGTTCAACAAGTATCAGGTGGTCTTTCAATACCAAAGAAAAAAACCCCAGAAGAAATAGCTCAAGAAAAAGCTGATGAATATCGTAAATATGGTTTAAGAACGCCAGAAGAAATTAAAAAAATAGCAGAAGATAGAGCGCAAAGAAGGCTTGATGCTATAGCTAAAGACGATACTTCTTTTGGTAGACAGGCACTGGCTGATTTTCTTTTATCAATAGGAACTGCTGCTGCAAGAGAAGAGGGTAACGTAGCAGAGGCTTTTGCAGAAAGAACTAAGAAAACTTTAGCAAAACAAGATGAAACTAAAAAGCTAACTAAAAAGCAAGAGCTTGCTAATCTAGAAGCTGAGTTTAAAGCAGAGGACGAAGCTTTTGGTTTACCAGCTAAATTGATTGAAAAGAAAAATAATATTCTTAAATCTAATTTAACTGTAGCTGAGAAAGTAGCTAAGATTAAGAAACTATACGCTGAAGCAATAGCTGCTCGTAGAGGTAAAGGTAAAAGAGTAGCTATTGCTGGAGAAAAGAAAGATCAAATTAAAAATGCCTCTAATATTATAAAATTTTATGCAGAAAGAGATTTAGGTGAAGTTTATTCTGATGCAATAGATGATTTAGATTCTGGACCTAAAGAGGCATTAGTTCAAAGTTATTTAGATTTTAGAGAAAAGTTTAAAAATGTAGATAATGGCGATCAATTAGCAGCGTTAAATGCTATTAAAGAAGTTATTGGTAATCTTAATAAATAAGAGATATTTTATATGTCTACTAATATTAATCAACTTTTAACAGCAGACAATTTAATTACAGAATTAAAAGGTCTTGGTGTTGATAGTAATGAATTTACCACAGCAGAAAATTTAATTACAGAATTAAAAACTCCAACTGGAGACTCTAATTTTATTGAAACCGCTGTTGGTGATAAATTTGTTTTTGATGATTCAAAATTAATTTCAGAAGAAGATTTAAATTTACAGGGCAGACTTGTAGATGATACCTCTACATCTTTTATTGATGATGTTGATACAACTAATGTTCAAAGTTTAATTAGTAGTCTTAAATCACCGGGAACATCTGCTTCAAATTTTAAAGCACTAGGAATTAATCCTAACTCTACAGCAAATAAGTTTGATTTAGCCACTGATGATATGGGTAAAGAATTTTATAGTACATTAGGTATGTTAGCTGATATTGTAGGGGCTGAAGAAACTGCTAAAGATTTTAGAGCAACTTCAGAAGAATTTAGAAAAGCAAGAGAATCAAAGCCACAGCCTGATATTAGTATGTCAATTACTGAGGAGTCCTCTAAAATATATGATAGATTTTCAAGAGGTGAAATACTAGGTGGAATTGCTGATACTGCTGAATTTGTTCACTCTGCAATTATAGGTGCTGGACCTTCTTTACTTGCAACTGGTGCTGCTGTTGGTGCTGGGACTGTTGCTGCACCTGTTCTTACTGCTGTGGGTATTCCAACAATGCTTACAGTTTCAGTTCTTGGCCTAACTCCCGGTCTTTTTCTATCTGCTGGTGATGTTCACGATGAGGCTATAAAATATGGAGCATCTAAAGAAGAAGCTCAAGCTATTGGCTTGGGTGCTGGTACTGCTATTGGTTTATTAGATAGAATTGGTTTTGGTTTTTTAATCAATGGTCTTACTAAAAAATTTGGTAAAGATATTACTTTAAAAACAATTAAAGAGCAAACTAACTTACCTGAAAAAACAATTAAAGAGGCTATTGATTCTGCTAAAGATATAACTAAACAGAGTGTAATTAAAGATGCTCTTAAAGGTGCAGGTAAAGGTGCTTTAGGTGAGGGTATAACTGAAGGCACTCAATCTATTGTTCAAAATGTATCTCCTGCTCTTATATCTGATAAAGAAATTAAAGCTAATGAAATTTTAAAAGATTTTATTGATAGTGCTGCTGTTGGTAGTTTAGCTGGTGGAACATTAAGGGGAACTCTTAGTGGTGCATCTACTAGTTTGGTTAAACAATCAAATAGAATTGTAAATGATAATGAATCAGTTATAGAAAAAATTATTGAAGACATTCCTGAAAATAATAAACTGCTTGAAGATGAGAGTAATTTTGTTGGTCCTCCAACTTTAGAAGATATTCAGATACAGGAAGAACGAGCAAAAATAGAAGGTAAAGAAAAGATAGTTGATGTTCCACGTCCTAAACTTACTAGAGATGCGGAAACAAAAACAGTTTATGATTTTGATCAGGATATTGAAGCTCTTGGAATTGAAAGAGATAAATTAAGACAAAAAGAAAAAGAACTTAAAAAACAAAAGAAGAAACTTTCTAAAGAAGAGAAAGATAGACTTAATGAAATAACTAGAAGTTTAGCAAACAGGCGAGGTGGAACTAGCAATAATACTATTTCACAACTAGTATCTAGATCAACTGCCCCTCTACAAAGACTTGCAAATACTAGTCCTGTTACAAGAGCAATGGTTCAAGATTTAGTTAACTTTTTTGTAGAAACAAATCAGGAAATAGGTGGGTATTATAGAACAAAAGAACTTATTAATGATAGAATACGCAAACAGTTTAAATTACCGTTTCAATCATCTATTCCAAAGAAAATAAAAACTGAGGTTGCAAATCAACTAAACTATAAAGACTATAACTCTACAAATCCTGATGTAGTTATTGTTGCTCAACAAATTCGTGATGAAATACTTGATCCACTCTATATTAGATTGAAAGCTTCTGGAGTAGATATAGGTAGAGTTGATGAATATCTAACACGCATTTTTAAAATTCGTCCTATAGGTTTAGGAAGAAAAAAAGATATTAATAAATTTACCGAAATACTTAATCGTAATGGGTTGAATGGTCAAATAATTATGGATAATATCTTAGAGAATGATGGTTTATATGTTCCAGAAAAAGATGTTAATATTTTATTAGATAATGTTAAAAATCCTTCAGTAGAGTCAACACCACTTGATATAGAAAAACCAAGAAACTTACCTGATAATGTAGTAAAAGAATTACAGGATGCCGGTCTTCTTGAAACTGATTTCGATAAAATTGTAAATAAGTATATTGTTAGTTCTGTTCGTAGAGCAAAGCTTCAAAAATATGTTAATACATATAATCCTGTAATTAATCAACTTATTAAAGATGGGGTTATGGAGTTAGATGAAGGGTATCAAATAAAAAATATTATTGATGCTCTACAACATCGTTATAAACCAATTAAAAGTAGAGCACGTAGAACCGCTCTTAGATTTTTAAATACCTCTACTTATATGGCTACTCTGCCCTTTGCAGCCATAACTGCATTAAGTGAACCCTTTATTGTACTTAGTCGTGTTAGTCCAAAGAATGCCTTGATGGGCGCAATAGCTGCTGCTGAAGTTACATTAAGACAGGGAGTAAGAGCTTTTGCTCCTAAATTTAGTAGGAGTCAAAATGAAGAAGCTTTAATGTCTCTTATGCAGACTGCTGATCTAGCATTAGCAGATGCTATTCGTGATATTGGTGATATATCTGTTAGTAAAAAAGCAACCGATACTTTCTTTAGAGTTAACTTACTAGCTCAAGTTACACAATTTAGTCGTAACATAGCTCTGCAAGCTGCATCAAGACAGATTGCACAAGATTTAAAAACACTTCATAATCAAGAAGTTGAGGGTGGCAAAATAACTGAAGAATCTAGACGAGCTAGAAAACGTCTTGAGATTGGTGGTTTGTCTAATGTTATTCCAAGAGTTAATAAAAAAACAGGAGAGTTTGAATTAACTGAAGCTCAAAGAGAAGTTTTAGAATGGGCAGATCAATATAGAGGTGCTAAAAAAGCAGGAGTATCTACTGAGGCTTTTACTCCACCGCCTGACATAATAACTCAGGCAATGGGTAAAACTGTAGATGAAGTTATTATGACTCCTAATCCTCTTAATAAACCTCTATGGATGTCTGATCCACATTGGTCTTTTGCTGCATTGCTTAAAGGGTTTATGATAACTTTTGGTAACACCGTAGGTATGCGTTTATATAAGGAAGTTTTTCAGCCTTATGTAAATGCTATTGCAAAACGTGATGTTTCAGAATTAGGAAAAATTGATCCGGCTGACACTGTTAAATTTGCTATGACATTTACACTTTTAGCAGGAGCTATATTAGGTACCATGACTTTAAAAAATGGCATAAGATATGGAGATGAAGATAGTCCATATGATGATCTAACTATTAATGAAAAACTGCTTCAAGCTTTACTTCAAAGTAATATACTTGGTTACGGCAATGTTATTGTTGATATGCTACGAGCAGAAAAATATGGACAGTCTCCTGTAATTGGTGCATTAGGACCAGCGGCTGCTAAAATAGATGCCGTATTTACGGCTATGGGAAGTGGTAGTCCTAAAAGAATTGCAACATCACTTGGAAATTTAACACCTATTGGAGCATTGCCCAAAGTATCAAGACCTGATGTTGGTCTTGAAGAACTAATAGAAGACCTTACTGACTAAAAGAAAGGAGTACCCGTGGCTGATTGGGAATATTTTACTGAAGAAGAGATGGCCTGTAAAGGCACAGGTGAGTGTCACATGGACGAAGAGTTCATGGCACGGCTCATACGTCTAAGAGAAGACTATGGCAAGCCTATGATTGTTTCTTCAGGATATAGAGACATTGCATATAACACTACAATAGGTGGCTCTCCTAACTCTGCACATATCTATGGCATGGCTGCTGATATTGTAGTGGGTGGACATAATGCTTACAGGTTAATGCGTCTGGCGATTGTCCATAACTTTACAGGCATTGGGGTTTCTCAACGAGGTATGTTTGAGCGTAGGTTTATACATCTGGATACAATGGAAGATGGGGATCACCATCCTCGTCCGTGGGTGTGGAGCTACAAATGAATATAGGATATGCGTTTGCAACATTTTATCTTGTAGTAATAACTGTTGGTATAATTAATTTTACATAGGAGAGGTATATGGACGGAGCAATAGACATACGCTTAGTCGTTACTCTGGCTGGTATACTCTTTAGTGTAGCAGGAGCCAGTGCTGTAGCCAAGATGCAGATTAGACAGCTAGTGGAAAAACTAGATGATGTTGAGCAACGTCTTCGTAAAATGGATGCCAGAAGTGATAAATTAATAACTGCAACTGAAACACAAGAACAAAGAATAAGTGTTTTAGCAAAGATGGCGAGTCCTGAAAATCTTAGGCGTGATCATATGAAGTTAGCAGAAATAGTTACTCAAATAGAAAGACTACAAAAAGATTGTGATAGATTATATACAATGCACAATGGTTCTCATCCGCCTGTAGCTAGTGAAAGGAAAGCACAATGAGTCAAGATAATATTCTTGATAAAGAAACGTATCAGGTTAATAGACGTAGAATGTGTTGGGTTGTTCTTGTAATGATGGCTGCTATGACTGTAGCAATCATTGGATGGCCGGAAAGATATCAGAATGCCAACGTAATGGAGATGGCATATCTGGCATTATCGGGCCTTGTAGCTGCATATTTTGGAGCAACTGCATTTCAGGCAGCTAAAAAGAAGATAAAAAAGTAAAATCTTCTGTAACGAGCTAGGAGCGTCATACAGAAGAATCAGTATCTCTGGGCTAGGTACATACCTGACGGGTTAGAGAAGGCTACTCAGTGGCTCTCCTAGCCCGTTTTTTCTGGATCATCTTCCACATTTTCTTCAAATAGTGCATCAGCAAAGTCACACTTAGATAAAAGCTGTACAACTTTCTCTTCTCCCAGTACATTGAGGCAACCAACGATAGCTGTCTCCAGTGTATCTTTATCCATAGAGAAACTGACATCACTATTTGCACCACGAATACGAGACAATAACTCCAACGCTTTGATCGCACTGTTGGTATGTCCGTTTGCCTTGGCAAATGTATACTGATTCTCTATTTCTTCTATGACATTGACATCTGTTTCTAGTTCTTGTTCAAGTTCATGCACTCGGTCAATGACTTCCTGTATCTGCATAAGGCGATAGCCTTGATTGTTTGCTGATCTAGCAGCATAGCCAGCAGCTTTCGCTGCTTCAGTTGCGTTGCGATGTAGCACGTAAGATTGTGCAAATTTTTCTTGTTTTTCATTTAACATAATAAGTTACCAATCCATTTATTAGGATAGCAAGAGACACAACATTGATAACAATTAATGCTCTGTCATTCCAGATCATTCCAACAATAAACCATCCTGTTAATCCAACAATATCGAAGTATAAGTTTAAAGGATAAATATTATTAGAGGTAAGTATAATGCCAACAATAAGAACTATAGATGCGCCCCACTTAATATACCAATCTTTTGTTTTATATGGGGTCATCTTGCTTAAATTGTATTTGGTCATTATTTCATATTGTTTCTAGCAACGCCCTTCCACTTTTCTGCTGTACGCATACCACCAAGACCAAGAAGAGCCATGATAAGACTGATTAATTCATTAGTTTCTAACACAGGGAGCGTTACCTGTGGATACCAAGTGATAATAACCCAAGATAGAATGGGTGCTAATATAAACTGCCATGCCAGAGCAAAACAGCACACCCACATGATAGCTGGCCTAGCTCCGCTGACGAATATAGAGGGGTGCCTTGCCTGTTCTATATTTGCCTGTGCTTGAGCAAGGTCCAAGGATACCATCTGTGTCTGAAGTTCATGCTCCAGCTTTTTCTTCAGGTCTTTGTCCTCTACAAACTTGTCAAGAACTTTGCCAGCTACTCCAATTACGGAGTCTGCAATACCTAATACCATTATTCTTCCTCCTCAACTCTTTGCATCTTTATGATACGAGGATACTGATCAATGCGATAGCCCAGAGTTTCAAAGGTACTGGTATCATTGTCCACCATCGTATCTGCAAAGACATATATTTTAAGATGTTTGAAGTTTCTGCTTTTGTCTGCCAGTAATTGTAACCAGTTATCAGGAGTAAAAACAGAGATGTGGGCATTGCGCCCATCCGGTAGTGTCTTCATTGCTTCAAAGCAAGCAACATTTATAAATACTATTTTCTTTGCATAGGAAAATATTTCATCCACTACCCAAGATAAATCTTCTTCTGCTACATGTTCAAGAACATCAGTGCATATTACCGCATCTTTTCTGTGTATAGGAAGTTTACCATACTTCTCATAGCCGGGATCAAAAAGTTCATACTCATCAAGGTTCCAGTACTCAGGAAGTGGACAGTTTATCTCATTTGTTATTGTGTGATAATCTTCCCCATACAGGATACCTTTACCACAGCCATAATCAAGAATAGATTTACAATTATTATCTTCTAGATAAGCTTTAATAAGATCAACAAACTTTAATAAGCTACGACCGTTAAACATACTATCGGCCTGATCATGTTTTTCCTCATACATCTTGATAAGATTAACATAATCATCTGATGGATTGTGACGGCTGTTCTGGTTTTCAATATTAATATTAGGCATCGTAGTATCCTTTAAACTGTGGTCTGATTTCCTGTGATTCTTTAATGTCCCATAGATCGGCAACCATTGTATTCTTTCCATGAAAACAAAGAACTCCCTCAAGACCGGGATCATTAAATACTTTCTCACAGTCCTGTGCCATAGCAAGTAACTCACCTGTAGTCCAGTATGTCTGGTCTTTTACATTGACCTGTATGTACTTGGGCTTAGGAGTTTCACCACCCTCCAGATCACCAGTTGTTTCTGTCTTTTCTTCATTAGTAGGCTCATCCCTGCAACAGTCAAAGCCAAAGAGATGTATATCTCTGAAGCCCATTGTATGTAACATACCAATGCCACGCATAGCAGCACATGTACCACCAGTGATAAGCGTAGCTCCCTGTGGAATACCAAGCTCCTGACTTAGTTTAACCTGCTGGTTCTCAATAACCTTACCTTGTTCATCCTCCTCACGCAGCGAGTCGGTAAAAGCATGCCAGCCCCAGATTTTTGCATTACGTTCCATAAGATGTTCTGTAACAGAAGGGTCTGTCATAGATGCAACAAAAAAGTTCATGTCAGGATTAAAGTCCTTGAACAAATCTTTGCGTGTAATGTTATGTGTGCTTTTACCAGTGATAGGTCTGGGATCAAGAACAATACAACCCCATGGAGTTATGCCATTCTTAATTAGCCCCGGCAATGCATGTTTAACTGTAAGAACTTTACAGTCAGTATTAGAGCTAAGAAACTTTTTAAGTTTCTCATAGTCAAGATATGGGCCAGCAGATATAAGAGCCGCCCTGCCTCTGTGTGCTGGGTGTTTCTGTACCCATCTTTTATTATCAATATGTTTTAAATTTGTTTTAATATTGTTTCGAATATATTCCTTTGGCACTGAGTCTCTGGGATGAACAACAATAGGAACTTGTTTTAGTTCAGCGGGAATGTCATCTAGTTTTTCATCGTGAAGAAAGACAACCAGATGTGTGCGGCCACCATCTATAACTTTATCATCCGATGGTAATACATATTTACGAACCGTTGCCTTCTCGTCAAACGATGTCCAGCCATCTTCTGTTGTTTTCTCTTCATTAATCTTCTTGGTTGGGATAGAATCAAAAAGATTTTTCATACCCTGATATTTATCTTCCGGTGTTTTGTCTTTATCATCCTTTGTAAAAAAGTGGTCGCCCATAACAACAGGAACATTCTTCAGGATACTATATTCATGCTTAACAGTTTCAATACTGTTACCACTACCTATCAGAGCAAAGTCTACTTCATCCATATAAATAGATTTGAGTGTCTCTCTTACATTGCCCTTATGTAATTCATAGGTAAATTCTTTACCTTTTTCCTTCTTCATATGAGAGGCAAATTCGTCAAACCTTTTCTCAACAGCCTTCTTGGTATTGTGTGGTTTGGCGTTAAATTCTTCCTTATCTGTTTGGGTGGTAGCTTCCTCAAATAAATCGTATCCAATATAATGCACTGCATCAGTTCTATCAAAAGCAGCAAGAGCCATTTCAATAGCACGGCCACCATTCCATGTGCCGGTTTCAAGAATAGTTTCAGGCTCATAGAATCGAATTGTATCAGCAAGTTGTTTATATCTGCTGGGAAGAATATCAGGAGTAGTTTCTGTATCTGATAAATCAATAACTCTTTTACCAGAACTATCTCTTATATTAATAGAGGTCTTGTCATTTATATTTATAATTAAATTTTCCATACCAACAAACTCATGGACAGTCATGCCATGTGCAGTGTAGATTGTAACAAGTCTGCTAAGAATAAAAGCAGAAGTCCACTCACGATAGTTGGTAAACTCACCGGACATATAGGAGCCACGCCAATCACCCATAATATCTACAGGAGTTTGACGACTAAGATTAAATGCCATTAAATAAGATGTCTCTGGTGTATATATAAAATCTACATTATACTTTGGATCAGGAAAGTAATAATCTAATGTAGATGATCTAATATCTTTAACTGTAGCGCACATGGGGTCAACCCATAGAAGCCAACACCCCTGATTGTTAAATCCACATTCTGTAATAGCAAATACTTCTGGACCAGATGAGAGTGCGTCAAGAAGTTCGGTGTATTGAACAACTCCGTTTTCAGTTCCATCGTGAGATTGGTTATCATCTACAAAAGATTTATATTCTTTAATATCTTCTAAATTATGATAGTATATATTATCTGCTTCAGGAAGAGAGTAATTACTAATATCAAGATTGTAATAGTAGCAATGAAATTCTATATTAGGTTGCCAGTTTTCTTTAAACTCATTAAGGAGTCTAAATCCGTTCTTCTTTAATTTCTTTTCATCAAAGCATGTTACAATTTTATATGTCATAGGGTTTAATAATTCCTTTCCCCGCAAGGTAGGTATAGTCGCCATTCCACTCGGCGGCATATTTACCGTCAATATCTCTGCTACATTTCCATTCCCTGAACCACGGGCCACCTGTTGTAAAGTGTACATTCTTTGCTTCTACCTCCTCTGGTGAATGCCCATCAAGCCAGTTCCATTCTTGATGTATGCTACCAATATCTGCTTCTTTATCAGGCAACCACTGAAAGCCATGAAGCCAAGAGCCTGTTTGAGTGTTTACCTCTAGTGGTGTCAGTCTTTTATTAAGTTCATGTCCACAGTTCCAAAGAATAAGACTTGACCAGTTTTTTCTGCGATAGTGTTCTTGTTTTCTTCCATCCATTTTGAACTCTTCGGTAGGTTCATATTTGTGTTTGACACAATATAATGGATAGTAATCCATTTTATATTCTTCAAATAATTCGTTAATATCTGTGCGAAGGTACATGTCGCAGTCCATGTATAACGCCCAACCTTGATACATATTAAGGGCGGGTACAAGGAAACGTGTAAAGCTAAAGTCTGTGGAAAATGGCTTGCCATCTATGTCATCAATCATCTGGCCGTCTTTAACACTGTGTTTACGGTTATACAAACCCATGCGCTCCACTACATCTTTACGAATAGGTTTGATGTCCACGTTATCAACGGCAATACGTTCAATGGTAAACTTTAAAACTTCATAGGCTACATCTTCTCTTGGATCGTAACCAATATAAACTGTATTAGGTGGCTTTCTCATTAAATTTCTCTCTTATTTTCAGCACAAATAATATTCTTAACAACTCCGTGCTTTCCTTTTTGTTTAAAAAAGTTAAGGGCAAACTTTTCTAAATTTACATGATGTTTATCGACGTAAGCAAGACAAGGAGATAAAGAATTAAATAGTATTATCTTATTAGTCATGTCACGTATTACTACTGCATCCCCTCCCTTATAATAGGAGGGGTCAGAGAAAAACATTGTTATTAGAATAAGATATTTCATATTGTACTCCTATATAAAATGGGGGAGCAAACGCTACACACTCCCCCAAGTTTAGTTACAAGCTGTAGATTTTTTCCTTCTTGTCTTCAGGTATTACCTGTTGAAGATTAATGGTAATCATCCCATCTTTGAAAGATACTTCATCTACAACTACGTCGCTGGCAAGATGGAAAGACTTTGTAAAGGGCCGCTTTGCTATGCCTTTTTGTGCGAACCTTTCATCATCTTCCGCCTCTTCTTTCCTGCCAGATATAGTTAGCGTACCGTCCTCAGTCTTTATTTCCAACTCCTCTTTACTGAAGCCAGCAGCGGCTAACTCAATTACATACCGTCCATTGTTGTTCTTGATTAGATTGTGAGGCGGATAAGAACTAGCTGAATAGTTAGATGTCTTATCTGCCATCCTTAACATGTCTTTAAATAATCTATCATGTCCAATAGCCCATGTAGAAAATCTAGAAAAGAATGGATCGTTACTTGTAATATATGCATTCATATCATTTCTCCTTATAGCAAGTTGATATTGTGTGACCCATTATTGGCATCACATATATATTATAATACATAAAGTGGCTTTTGTCAAGAGGTTTTTTTATACGCCGCAAGAACCACCATGACCTGTAATATCACAGATGTCATGTGTCTCTAGTCCTTCTTCAAACTCCTCACCAAGTTTCTCTACAGCTTCAGAATACGGCACTGAAGAAAGAGGCTGTCCTCCTCTACATCCATCAGGGTACACGGTGAAACCACGCAACCTGTGAGAATAAGAGGCAAGAGTATCAGTAAACTCTGCAACAGTATCTTCATTGTTTAACTTGCTCCCCCACTTAGGTAAGTTTATGGTGCTACTAATAGACATGTCTACATAATCCTGTACATCTGCCTGAAATTTTATACGCCTTTTATAGTCTTCAGCAAGATCAAGGGCAGACTCAATCTTTTTGGGATCAACACCATAGAGATCAATGATCTCCTGTGCTGCACTGTCCACCACATACTGATAGTGCCAACGATTACCACCCTTTAGATACCTGCGCTTATAAGCAACTGCAAAGATAGGCTCGACACCTGTAGAGGTGCCAGCTAGAATACCTATTGATCCTGTAGGAGCAATGGCACGATTAGCGACAGGAGTACTACACCCAAGAGTATTACTAAAGTCGGCGCTAATGTGATCACTAACTCCTTTATAGACTGCCAACCACTTGTGAAGTCCTTCGGTAACTTCATACTTTTGTCCTCCTTTAATCAGCCATTCATGCATACCCATCAAGCCAAGACCAAGCCTACGGTTTTTCTCCCTGACCTTGTATACCTTATCATATGGAAGCTTTGCCCGAAGTGTTCCACATAGCAGGAACTTGGTGGCAAGTTCTACTACGTCTGCAAACTCTTTCAGGTCATCAATGCGGCCCATATTAACAGAACCAAGATTACAAACATCAGAATCATCTTCAGATGTAACCTCCGTGCAAGCGTTACGTAATGTCTCCTTTTCCTTGTCGAAGAAATTGAACGAGAATCCCGGTTCAGCACTTCTAAGAGCCTGACGTACATTAGTCCTAAAGACATCTCCTGTATCTCCTGTTTTCCAAAAGTTAAGTAACCATTCTGTATCGTAGTTCACGCTGATGTTTGTCATATCCAGCGGTGCTGTAAAGTTAAAGTCTTGTTCCTTGACCTGACCAATAGAAAAACCTGTTTCGCCCACTGGCATATCATACCAGTTCTTACTGGCAAGAAACTTTTCTATGTCAGCATGTTTCCAGTTGAGGCTGGCATATATAGCAGAGCGGCGACTACCACCCTGCATGACACGCCTACCAATCTCATTGACCATCTGCATCTTTGGAATAGGACCAGAGGCTAGACCACCAGTGCCTTGCAGTATCCTTCCCTCCTCACGGTAGACAGAATAATCAATACCTATACCACCACCTGTCATAAGACAGGACTCAGACTTCCAAGAGATGTCAGCCCAATCTTCCCTAGTATCCTCTTCTGCTTTGAGAAGGTAGCAGTTATTAAAGAACTTATTTTCACGCCCTGCATAGTAAAGATAACGACCACCGGGAATAAACTTTAGATCAGTAATCATACGTTTTAATTCATCTTTTTCATCCTTACTGAGATAGTCCTGACATACATCATCTACCAATGTAGATGCCAGTGCATCCCATGTCTCACACCCATGATGGGCATACTTGTGTTTAAAAATATCTTCGCTGAACTTAGAGCGAAACATAGGGTTTTCGTTAGAACGAAATTGTGGCATAGCTTTGTTCCCTTTCTAATTATCGTATTCCATTTCCAATATGAGTTGGGCATAGTGGATTGCTTTCTCTATATCCTTTTTCCCCTCCCCTTTAGTGCGGTGTCGTGTAATATATTTTATCACATTCCCTTCTAGATAGTCAAGCCCATTGGCGTGAATATATTCTACTGGTTGTATCTTGCATCCTTTATAGTGCTGTCCTCCTACTTGTTCTTTTAATGCTCTCTGTTCTTTTGACCTTCTTAGGTAGTAATCATAGTTACGTTCATTATAAGAATGAGTTGAGCTTTCGTCTGATTTCATTTACATTCTCCGATGTTACAGCTTTGATTGCAAATCCTCTAACAGTATCTGGTTCCAGTCCAGCCAGATGGCAGGTGCTTTCAAAGTTCTTACATGTCACACCAACAGTGGCGAATACCCATGCCGATGCCTGATCCCTTTGAAGGGCAGTCTCATTAGTTTCATTGGGTTCTTTTGGTTTACTCATATCAAGCAGAGCCTGAAGTATAATAGCCAGATTAAGAGTTCTATCTGGGTTCTTCTGTGTCAGATCATAGAGGCTATCAAAGTCTAGTATGTCACTCATCTTCAACCTCCTGAACTGGACGATAAAATTTCCCGCCCACATAGTTATTATAGTAAGCAGGTTCATCCGTACCTTCTAACTTAGCTGTAAGAACTTTATAAATCATTTGAAAATAACATTCATAATATCGAAGGCTCCTTTTATTTTTGTATTGACCTATAACTTGGAATCTAAAGTGTTTCTTACCAAGCTTTTTTATATCTTCATTTAAATATTTACTAGAGCCTGTATATGTACGCCAATTAGATTCTACTTTCTTACCTTTCCGTGTTATATAATATTGTTTACAACCAATGTAGGCTTTCTTAGTTTTCTTGTTGGTTATTCTATAGACAAAACCAAAATTATTCTTTTTGTCAAATTCTTTATTGTAATCCCAATGAGTCACCAATTAGTTACTTCCTCAACTTCAGGTTCTTTAGCCACATTGGTAAGATACCTGCGACCGTGTGCATACTTGAAGACACGAATGCCCTTACCTTGGTTAACATCAGACCAACAATCCCTCTTATATCCACAATAAACACAACTAATAGAAAGCTTACGGTTGCCAGACTTACCATCAGGTATATCGGGGTAGCACCTATCAGGTATAAAAGGCGCTGAAACCACATTTTTAAGGTGATTGATTCTTTGCTTTGCATTTATCATGTCCATGTGATGTAACTTGGTAAGACATATTTCTCCTGTTGATTTGTTAATAGCAAGGAATGCTGCCTGATCAATTCTATTGGCCTCTGCATAGGCAGATATCTGTGCAACATAACCAAAGGGATCATCCTCTGCTAGTTTGTTATATTTAAACTTATCGAATCCAACACCACTAGCAGACTTACAGTCCACAACAACGCCATCAATAATACAATCCTGATGTCCGGTAACACCTTCCACCTCCACTTCTTTCTGTTGATCTGTTACTTCATGTCCTGATATGGTAGAACATAGAAGCAAAAGTTCTTCCAGAATATATCCATACAGAAACTTAATACGTGTTGCTGGAGTTAGATCACCCTGATCTAGTGGCTTGTTGACATCATACCAGAGGCGACGATCTGGCTTGCCAATAGCAGAGAGCCTGAGATTGCCACGATCTTTTGGTGTATCATATAAAAAATCTTTTATGTGAACCTTCAGCATTTCGCCAAAGGTATCTATATGTTTGTCTACCTCACTCTCGTCCATGTCTATAGGATCAAGTGTGAACAGACTATATATGTCTTCAACGAGAGTATCTATTGTTTTCATAATAAAAAGAGGGAGAGAGTAAGGACCAGAAACTCCCTCCCCCTTCCTTTCTACGCTAGGTTAAAAGGGAACAGCTTCGTTCTGCTGCACATAACCTCCTTCGACAGGAGTAAAGTCTTCGCCCCCACCGCCAGAGTACTCAATGAAGTCAACTACCTGTACCGCTGCAAGGTCAGCAGATATACCAGAATTTCCAGCATAGTTCCATTCAAAAGGAATAGCCTTGACATTTACAGTGCTGCCATTGGCTACCAGCTTGCCATCCCACAGGTTGTTCTGTGAGTCTTTAACGATGGGTGCCTGACGTTGCGTACCATCCTTACGCATAACCTTGCGCTTGATAGTTACAAAGTCACCACGATCATCACCCTTATTTGCAATGGGAAGGTTAGCACCCTCTATGACTGAGCGATTGTTATCATCGACTTCTATCTGAATGCTCCACACCGGATCAAACTTGGTGTTGGGTTCCGTGATGGAAGCATAGTGGCACTTACCAGAAATGTAAATAGGATCGTTCATTCTATTCTCCTTTAGAAATACCGCACCATTGCGGCCATGAGTGGGGATCATTCCCCGATGCTGTCTACTACAAAACAACAGCATATATTATACCACACGAATTTGTGGAAGTCAACTACTTTAGTGAAGAAATTTCATATAAATCTTCAATAGGTAGGTTATAACAATCTGCCTTAACTATAAAGCCATTATCTCCATCACGCTCTCCTTTCGCCAGAAATCTAGCTTTGTCAAAATATTCTTCTTTAGACATCCAGCCTAAAATCCAAGCCTTAGAACAGTCATATAAAACTCTTGTAAAAATATAGTGGCTGCATTTTTGATGGGTAGATAACGATGCTATTGAACAATCATAATAAGATTTTGGTTTAACCTTAGTTCTTTTTGTTTTAACATCTATAAGTTTGTCTCCTGATACAATATCATAGTCATATGTATTGCTTATCTTTGACCCATATGGTAGAAGAGAAGCGCAAAGAAACTCTCCTAAAAATCCAGCTATGTTACCATCTCCTTTTGTAATAGAGTTTTTGATTCGTCCCATCTCTAATGCCTTTTTCTTTGCGTCCTCAAGCATTTCGTGGGTTACAGATATTTCTTTCATTAATGAGTCTCCGCCCAATTATTTCCAACTTTATGATCACAGTCCAGATCACACTTAAAGTTTAGTATATTCTGCGTAGCTTTCATAGCCTCCCTTGTTACCTTGGTAAAGCTATCTATGTCTGGCTTGGCTACCTCAAACTGGTACTCGTCATGTACAGAGGCTACAAGCTTGGCATCCAGACCATGCTCCCAGATCATCCTGTCCATCTCTACCAGCCACTGCTTACAGACGATAGCACCGGCACCCTGAAGCAGAGTGTTAAGGGCTGCATGTTCATGCCTGATATGTAGTTTCCTGCCATCAAGTCCTGTGATCCTGCCAGACTTAGCTGCTTCAGTAACAGTCTTTCGTAGCCTGTTCAGGGATGGCATGTTCCTCAGAAACTTTGCAATAAGTTCCTCTCCCTCTGCCCATGAGCCACCTACAACAGTTCCTATCTTGCCGGGGCCAGCACCATAGAGAAAAGCATATATAAAAGTCTTTGCCTGATCTCTGGTCTGTAGTCCAGCAGCCTTCTGGTTGGCAGTGTGAACGTCACCTGTCAGAACTTCATTGGTGAACTTCTCATCACCCATGTAGTGTGCAAGGCATCGAAGTTCAAGACCACTGGCATCCGTACCTACAAGCTGATGGGTATCAGGGTTGGAGATAGTCCACAGTTCACGACACTCCTTACCGTAGGGAGAGTACACAGCAGGAACCTGTGCCATGTTAGGCTTGTGGTGTGCCATGCGACCTGTGATAGTCTTGAGTGTTAATACTTTACCATGCACCCTGTCCTGATCGCTGCACTCCTGTATCCAAGACTTGAGGAGTCCTGTTCGTTTCTGTAAAAGAAAGTAACGAGAGAACATCTGTGCCTCTGGTAGATCAATCTTGTCCAGCACTGCCTCATTGATCACTGCCCTGCCTGTCTCGGTGCGCTCAGTAAACTTCACGCCCATCTCTTCCAGACGTTCTGCAATGTGTATGCGGCTGGCAATATTGAACTCTGTTACCTTATCTCTCAGAGGCTTGCCGGTCTTCTCCGATATTCTCTTCTCTACCTTGGCAGGAAACATATCTTGTGCTTTCTCTTCAAGTTTATATAACTCATCAGATAGATTTGCTTCCAGTATCATGGCCTTCATAATATCAAAGGCAAAGCCATTCTCCTGTTGCCTGTCCACAATGCTACGAACCTGACGTTCCAGATTGTAAGACCTGTCAGAAAAATCCTTGCCTTCTTTTTCCATAGCCATGCCAAGCTTCTGAGTTACGTTAACATCCTGCTTGCAATACTCCAACATCTCAGGAGAGAAGTTATCGAAGTTGTTGTATTCTATCTTCTCAGAGCCTAGACGTTTGCCCCAAGATTCAAGAGAGTGACCACCATCCCTGACAGGATTGTACAGTTGAGATTCAATCAGTGTGTCACGTATCTGATCTAACCTGATGTCAGAGCCTGTGAGCCTGTTAAGAACAGGGGCGTCAAAGCTGATACCGTTATGCATAATAAAAGTATCAATACGCTTTGACCACTCCCTGAACTCACCACACTCGCCCTGCACCCACTGTCTTGTCTCTCCCGTGTCGTACTTCTTCGCTACTATACAATGTATTTCTTTTGCGTTAAGACTATCAGTCTCTATATCCACCACTGCTTTCATTGCTCATATCCACTAGGTATGCATCTGACATTGAAATGTGAAAGAATTGTTCGCCCTTTCTAATGTTACGGTTGGATGCTTCTTTAACTTCTGCATTAAGCACAGTGTCACCGTCTATAAACCATGCCTGTGTGCAGTCGTTACGAAAGACCACGAATGTTAAGAGATCATTATAACATTCATCCTTCCACTTGTCAAGCAGTCTCTTCTTTCGATAGGGTATTCGTATCTCCTTCCATGTATCAGGCCACGGTGTTCGCCAAGAATACTTTACCTCTACCTCATAGAGATGTCTGGGAAGTTCTGGTGCTACTGTGCTAACAATGTCGAAGTAAGTAGTTTCGTTTGTGTTGATGTTAGTGTGATCGTTCTTTTTTAGCCACGTAACCATAGCATCTTTTGCAGCTTTGTCAGCTACATCGTAGAGAGCCTTATCGAATTGCTTCTTAACCGTCATTGTCATTCTCCAAGAATATATTTATCAACTAAAGTTTCAATATTTTTACAGCAGTAATGTTTTTTATATTTATTTTTTCCATTAAATAGGACGGCCCACCTACCAGTAGTCCAATAGTATTTATAAGATTTATAACTTTTTTCTGGATCAGGATCATCAATGTAAATTGCCAATAATACTTTAGGATTCTCAGTAAAAGTTAAACCCTTTTCTTTTAGATAGTTTTCTACATGATCAAAACTTTGGTGTGTAGGTATTCTAAATTTTTTCATTATTCTTCATTCTCCAAGAAGGGGTTTCCAATCTCTGTCATACGTCCGGTCTGCCCATCATAGTGAAGGTAACATGCCACGCCAGTATCTCCAGTGTACCTGTTCTTCAGAATACGAATGGTGGTGGTATTGGCTTCGATAGGATCGTCTGCCTGTTGATCACGCTCCAGTGCAACTACTGCATCAGACAGGTGGGCAATGGAAGCAGAGCCACGCAGATGTGATAGCGTAACCTCACGCCCATTCTCATGCCCGTTATCACCTGATGGCCTACGCAGATGGCTGACCAGCAGCAGAGCAATGCCTGTCTCCTCCACAAGGGAGCGAAGCTTGGTCATCAGAATGTCAATGGACTTGCGTTCATCTCCGTTGTCCTCCTGACCAGAGACAAGGATGGACAGATGATCTAGGAAGACCCACTTACAGTCCAGACCCTTTGCCATGTACCTGATACGATCAAGGATTTCATCGTTGCTGATGCTGCCAAAGTGATCGAAGG